TGTTGATCTCGCATCCGCCGTGCAGGCTTGCAATCTCAGCATTGAGGGCGGCACGGGCTTCGGCTTGGTTTGCGTAAAGAGTAGTCATGTCATTCTCCTTGGTAAAGGTAGGGGACAATTTGTCCCCGTGCTTGGTTGTTTGTTACTACAACCATAATTTAACCCCACGGTTAACACCTGTCAACACTATTTTATAGGGACAAACCCTAACTGTTGCACTTTCGCCATAGCATCCTCAAAGCCATGCCCGACTAGCACCTTATGGCCAATGCTTTCTAAGTAGGTAACCCAATCTTTTTGTGCTGGTGATAGCCGACCACCATTGGCGCGCTTCATCTCAACCCAAAGATTCCACTCTGGCACATGGAGATCAGGCACTCCAGCGCTTGTCCCTGTGGCTTTCATTTTGGCGGCAACCGCTGGATGCCTATGGCCACCGTTGGGAATGGCAAATATTCTGACAGACGGGTGCTGCCTCTTGAACCATTGCACAAATGCCATTTGTTCCTGATCTTCGCTCGCTACCATTGATGCTCCAAAACCTTAAAAAACTTGCCTTCCCGCTGATATGCAATCATCTTTGGCGCATTGGCGGCGTTTAGGTTATCTGCCATTTCCTCTAACGTATTGACTGCCAAGCCGCCAGGCTTAATCTGCGCCTTTGTGGCCAACTCAGACAGCCGCTGGACGGCTTTTTGCCCAGCATAGCCCTCGTGTGTAATCGTAAAGTATTCATTGATTGGCGGGTCTGTGAGTTCACCATAGTATGCCACTGCAAGCATGTTTTTACCAGACGCACGGCTTGTATGCTCGCGCCAATGCCAGCCCGTCACAAACATTTTTGTGACCGATGCGCCCATGATGTCGTCATCGTGCAGCTCAAACTCTTTTTCCTTTGGCGGCGGGAAAGCATGACCGCAAGCTGGGCAAACTTTTGCGCTGGCGTGGCATATTTCGTGGCACTGGTCACAAACCCTAATCGGTGCTTCGCCATCGCCTAAGCCACCTTTCTTTGGTGGCTCGACTGCCGTGATTGGCCCGTGTTGGCAAACAGCACCGGCAAAATCTAAGACCAGGCAGTGGTCAATGTGTGACTTCGGACGCATCCCCCGACCCGCCATTTGTACGTACAAACTTGCCGACATGGTTGGGCGTAACATGGCGATTAAATCAATGTCAGGGTAATCAAAGCCTGTCGTTAGCACATTGGCATTGGTTAGCGCCCGTAACTCGCCAGCCTTGAACATAGCAATTAATCGCTCACGCTCCGCTTTTGGCGTACCACCTGTAATGCAAGCCGCTGGTATATTGTGCGCTTTCAACACATCTGCCATGTGGTGAGCGTGGTTTACGCCAACACAAAATAGCAACCAAGCCTTGCGGTCATCAGCCAAAGCAATAATTTCTTGCGCAACCTTAATGTTCTTATCTTGCTGATCGACAGCGGCTTGCAAATCGCTATCAATATATTCGCCCCCACGCTTTTTGACTTTAGACAGGTCAAAATCAAGCGTAGTGACCTTAGAGCGTAGCGGGGCTAGGAAACCTTTGTACACCAGTTCCTCGATGCTCACAGGCTCGATTAAGTCGTCAAATAAAGCGGGCTTGTCGGTGATTAGCCCATGCCCAAGGCGATAAGGCGTGGCGGTCAAGCCAATTACCCGCATAGCTGGATTGATCTGATGTAAAGCATTGATTAACGTCCGATAGCCGCCCTCGTCTTTGTGGCTAACCAAATGGCATTCATCTATCAAAATCAGGTCGATATGTCCGATTTTTGTGGCTTTATTTCTGACAGACTGAATCCCTGCAAACGTAATCGCATCAATTTGGCGTTTGCCAATACTGGCGCTGTAGATGCCCATCGGGGCGTTGCGCCAATGCTGGCGCATCTTTTCGGCATTCTGCTCGATTAATTCTTTGACATGGGTGAGCATCAAAATGCGGGTGTTAGGATACGTCTGCACCGCATCCTTGCACAAGGCGGCAACGATGTGCGATTTGCCAGCGCCAGTGGGCAACACGACACACGGATTGCCGGGATTGGCTCGCATCCAATCGTAGAGTTGGGTGATGGTTCTTGTCTGATAATCTCGCAACATTATCCCACCACCCTCCCATCAAACATTGTCCGCACATCTCCAGCACCCTTCGCACACGCCTCTGGATTGGCTAAAACCTCAGCCGCACTATAAATGTTTGCATCCGGCTCGCCTTGCGCTATCTCGCCGTGCGGAGTCAGCCAAATGACGTAATCACGCTCTGCCCGGTACTGCCAAGGCACGATGTCGGGATGGATTGTTCCTTGCTCGCATCCAGTGCGCTGGAAGTCTAACGGGATGCCATCGGCATCGTGCTTTTCACATCGCCACGAATCATCCTCTTTGGCGGTAGCGTGGGCGCAAGTTCTACAGCTAAACTTTTGGGGTAGTTCCTGCTGATGGCAAAAGCCGTAAGCAGGGCAAAACTTGCATTGATACCAACTAGGGTCAGTTGATAGTGGGGGCGGCATCCGGTCATCTAGGGCAATGCGCTGGCCACGTTCGACATACTTTGTAGCTACATCTTTATCTAGCTTGACCCGTTCGGTATATATTCTGTCGTCATCCTTACATATTGCGAGATAGACAGCCCGGTCAATGCCAAGTCCGAGCATATAGACTTGCATTTGTATAAAGTGCTCAAATTTAGACTTTTCAACCCCATTTTTAGCAAGATCATCAAACATCTTTTTGCTTGAGGTCTTAAACTCCAGCACATGAGGCTTGTTAGGAGACTCAGGCACGCCACTGGCGGCGATAGCGTCCGCAGAGCCTGAGACGTGCGAGCCAAAACTCACTCGCGTCTGAGAGCCTCTCACATCCACACCAATAGCGCGCAAGTCCTGAATGATGGTGGATTCCTCGTTCTGACCACGGCGAAACAAGCGCAAAATGCGTCCGGGGAATTTTTGCTCAATTACCCAGCGAAAGTTGAGCCACAACCATCGGTCGCAGGGGTGGCCAAGTTGAGATGCGCCAAGGTGACCGCGTTTGTCTTCTGTTTTGCTTTCGTGGTAAGCATCAATCAGGGCTTGGATGCTGTTTTGGGGTTCAGGGATTTTCAAAATAATTTCCTTTGCTTCGATTCTGATTGCCTTTTTATCGCCATTAAAGTCTCGGAGGTTTTTGACTCACCTACCCCCATGCCTAAAGATTTCAAGGTGTGGTCGTTTTTCAATATGGCCATGGCAATCGCTTTGTAGCTTGGCACGCGGCCTTGCTTGGCCAGACTTTCTGGGGCCTCATCAGGTATCCCATTCGAGTAGCACCTGTTTTCCCACATTGCCAAGTATCGGTTTATCCTTTGTGTAATTTTTAACCCAGCGGGCAATAGCTCGCGCTGCCTCTCTGTTTGCCAAAAACCTTTGCTCATCTGTTAAATACCCCCAAGCCTTTCGCGTAATGTCCTCTGGACAATTGATGGCCAAAGCGCAAGCCGCATGACCGACCCAAGCCTTTTGATTTAAGTTGGAGTCGGTCAGCGCGTTCTCGCAACTTATCGGCCACTCGTTTATCACCCTTACCATGTACTGGCCGTACAGTTTATGGTTCCCCGTAAAGGCAATGGCTTGCTCTAACATAGCGGCTCGATTCTGGACCTTGCCCCACATATTGTGCTTAATTTCTTCCCATTGCTGATACGGGTGATAGACACGGCTAAACTTCATCTTGCGCCACGTCCTCGAAATCCTCAGCGTTCCAGCTTGCGCTAAAGTCTTGGTTTTGAAACAGCGCGGCAACCCCGGTAATTTGCTTAAGGCGTAGCAACTCATCGGGCGACATTCCAATGTGTTGACATATCCATCGATCCCCTTTGCCCATCTCTACTAGCTCGGCCACAATAGTGCTCATTAGCTCAATATTGTGTGAGCCGCGCGCCCTGTTATGCCGGATTGTGGAGGCCATTCTGTCGCTTAGGTGTTTATCAATAACTACGATAGGCAAATGACCCTCTTCGCGGTCAAACACGCGCTTACTTGTCTTTAGCACCGAGTATCGGTGAAAGCCGTCAACTACGATATATAAGTCCTGTTCATCGTCGTAATAGGTAACAATTGGTTGCGTGTAACCATCTTCCCAGATAGAGGTTTCTAAAAGCTCCATTTCGGGGGGCGCAACGCTATTTGGGTTATAGTCGTTGGCTTTTACTTGATCAACGTGAACGCGTTTAACGCTGTAAACGGGTGAAATAAATTTCATGTTTTACGCTCCGATAGGGTTGAAATAGTTTGCCTGAGCTTGGTCGGTGCTAACTTCAGGCGCTGGATATGAGCCGTCTTTATCGTGGATTTCTTGACCTGTTAGTGGCGGGTTAAAAACGCAAATCAACACAGTCTCTTCAAGCGCCTCAAAATAATGAGGATCGTGCATATCCAGGACATAGGTCATGTCTGGTCCAATAGCCCAGTATTGAGCCGTTTTAGCGTTAACCAACAAAGCTTTTCCTGAAACGCAATAACACGCCTCCAAGTGATTTTTATAGTGCTGAAATACTCTTTTATTTGGATTGATGACAGTTTTTGTTAGCGAATAGCCCATCCCGTCAGACGCAAGCAAAATGCGGTTGCTAATGCCTGAGTGAAAAGTAACCTGTCGATCTTTTGGCAAGTCTTTGGTGCTAATAACCTTCATAACGTTTCCTTAGATTTTTGAGTACTTTTTCATAATGTGTTTTTGACGTTGCGCCTGCTCTTTGGTGGGCGCTAAGCCAAGATACTTGCAGGTGTGGTCATTCTTTAGGACGGTGATAGCAAAGCGTTTCCAGCTCGTTACGCTGCTCGCTTCTGCCTTTAATCCGTCCAAATGATCAGGCGGAACTTTAATTCTTACCCGTGGAAGGTTGTTTTTGCCGTGGGGCGTCGTCCCATTGAGGTCGAACTTTATGCCCAATTTCTTTAATTGGTCAACAACCTCAGTCCTAACTCCGCGCCCTACCCGGCCCCAAAACTTAATAGATTGGATAAAGCGCGACTTAAAATTTTCCGATGGCTCCTGGGGCAACGTGGCAAGAAGAAATTTGACAAAAGATTTCCAAGTGTGACCCTCCGGAAGCTTGAAGCTGTGATAATTAAGCTGCTTACCGTAGGTGGCGACAAAATTAGCACCGCCGACTCTGGCACAAAGCTTAGCCCAAGTGTGGCCATCAATCACGCGGTAAAGATTTAAGCTTGATTTTGATTCGCTCATAAATGGACTGGCCACACGCATTTTTTCTACAGGCACTCCCGCCATGTAAAACACATCGTATAGCTTGTTATAGTCCCACTCAAACTTTGCGTTTGCTATCCAAATGTCTCTAGTTTTCCAATCATAAATCGGGTAACAATTATAAGAGTGAGCCGTGTTTTTCTTTGTCCATTGTTTGCCTTTCATCGTTTCCTTTGCGTCATTCATAATGGCGCGAAAACGATTTAAGCTTTCTTGCGTGCGTATTCCAATTAAATTTGCAGTCGGTTTGCCTTGGCTATACCATTCGGAAAACATATCCCAAAATTCGTCATAATGCATGTTTTCGCGGAACATGTCGCCAAAAGGGTGATTTTGAAAATTAACCACATAATCATTATCTGGCATTGGTCGAATCCACCTTTCCTTGTCTGATTCTCCCCAACACTGCCAATCAACCTCATAAGCCGAAACCGTGCAAGGCAGGGTAATAGGCATACAGCACCAATAAATTTCTAAATATTCTCGATTTTCTTGCAATATGCGGTTCATAAAATCAAGCGAATATTCATAGTTGGCCTCATTGTCCATTATTTGGATGCCTAATTTGCGCTTAATATTATTGTCTTTCATATATTGCAAAACCAAATTAAGCATTACTCCAGAATCTTTTCCGCCTGAAAAAGAAAGATAAATACGCTCAAAATTTGCAAAAATAAAATCAAGACGCTCAATTGATGCGTGATAAACGTTTTGCGTTTTATATATTCGACGCATTTTTTGTTTATTGGGTATAATCAAACCGTTCTCCTTAGTTGTTTATTTGCCCCGGCATCTCACCGGGGCATTTTTTTGCTTAAAACGATGGTTTTTGCCACGGGGGAGCAGATGATGTAACGGTTGTGGTTTGCGCCACAGGCTTAGGCAATGCCGCACCTTCGATTGCCTTATAGCGCTTGATTTCATTCTGAGCGCCGTAACCCTCTGACTGACGGATAACCAACTTGATCTGGCACTGGCCGCCAACAAGCTGGTCAGTGTCTGTGATGGTTTTTAGTCCAACAGCCCGCGCTAGTTCGCCCAATTGTTGCCGCCCGATTTCCTCAGCCTTTGGGTTTGCATTACGAATGTTGAACTTTCCAAAAACCACACGACCAGCGTGCTTGTCACCAGTGATGTCAAAACGTACGTTAATGTACTGGCCATTCCCAGCCTTGGTGGTCTTGATTTCAGCCGAGTTAATTACAGCCGTGTAGTCGCCTTCTGGCACGGGGCTGTTGTCATATTCTGCAACTGGCAATTCGTCTACATTGATTGGATTGTCTAAACGCATTTTTACTGCTCCTTAGTGATTGAAAATGATGGTCTGCCCGGCGATGTTGTAACCGCACCGAGCAACGGTGTCGTGATAGATGGGTCTGTCGATTTCCAGATAGCGCTATTGATTTCAGGTTTCCAGCGGAAAAGAGCAGACAGATGTTGCGACAAGCCATGTTCAGCGGCAATCTCTTGCAAGCGCTCAGCATCAATTTTGCGGTTCATGCGTCCGACAACCTTGACCTTATGCCCTGCAATGTCAAGGTTTTCAGTGCCCTCGAACTGTCCGGAAATTCCTAATAGTTGCAGCAGCGAATCCTCGACCCTTCTGCGCCACTCTACCGCTTCAGCTTCTGCTTTCTTGGCGGCTACCCATGCTTCGACTAAGACTTTGGTGTCAGCCATCTCAACCCCCCATTTTGGTTATGATCGAACCCAAATCAGGCGCTTCCCAAGCCTCTAATTTGCCTGACCGATCCTTGGCTTGCCAAAGCCCATCTGATTGGCACATAAGTGCTCGCATGGGATTGCCTTCGCCGTCTTTCTCAACACGCAAAGCAAGCACCTCGTCAAAGAAATAAGGCAACTGCTGCCCTAACTTTGCGCCTGGCATTGAGGGGGCGTATAGCATCCGACCTTGCTCATCTTGTGACTTTTCAACCTTAGCGCTGAAATAAACGTGCTTGCCAGGCAAATCACGAAAGGCACGGATGATTTCGGTCATCTGCTCTTGCAATGCCCCATACGCTTGTCTTGGGTCTTTGGTCAATTTCTTTTCAGCGTTAAGCACCACCTCAGCAATCTCGCTGATGCTGTCCAAAGCTACCGATTGAAACTGGTTAGCTTCATCAGACGTTGCCCATTTGTACGCTTCGCGCAAATCGTCAATGGTTTTGATTTCAATGAAAGGCAACCCTGCGTCAGCGATTGACAACAGACCGCCCTCAGCCGATAGAATCACCGGATTGGGCAAAGTACGGATAAGTGATGTTTTACCAGCGCCAGCGTGACCGTACACCAGCACCTTGACCCAGCGCCAGCGTGACCGTACACCAGCACCTTGACGCCGTTAGCGGCAACTGTTGCCGTGGATTGTAGTTTGATAGCCATTTGGCTCTCCTTAGTCTTGCACCCGTCAGACCATTCTGTTCGGTGCATGGTTGTATTTAATCATGCTTTTTGTCAACTGTTACCAACAACCGGAGCAGTTAACCATGACAACCAAAGAGGCAATTGCCTACTATGGCAACATCAAGAAACTGGCTGATGCGCTAGGCATGTGGCCGCACGTTATTTACCGCTGGGGCGATCATCCGCCTAAAGCCAGGCAGTATGAGCTTGAGGTTAAGACGGGTGGCAAATTGAGGGCTGAGACAAATGGCAGACATCACTAGCATTATCGGCGGCGCTTTTACGCCACCACCAGAGCCAATTTATCAGCCGCCAGAGGTTCAGTTAAGGGACGCAATTGCCAGTGCCAACCTAACGCCGCCTGATGACATCATTATGG